AATGCTTCTTGTTGATTAAACCGTAAGTCTTCGTAGCTTTGTGCAGTTGCAGTCTGCATTTGCTGGTATTGGTAACCTTGCTGAGCAGCGAAATCAGCGTAGTCTGACTCTTCTTTCTCTTGGAAGTATTGCTGCTCAGCTTGAGCGTTAGCAAACTTTGTATTTTGTTGGTTCTGGAAGTATTGTTGTTTGATCTGGGTATTAACGTACGATGTATTTTGTTGCGATTGGAAGTAATCCTGGTCTGCCCTGGCATTAGCGTAAGCAGTGTCTTGCTGTGACTGGAAGTACTGCCGATCTGCCTGCGCGTTGGCGTAAGCTTCTTCTTGTTGTGCTTGGAAATACTGCCGTTGCGCTTGGCGGTTAGCGGCGTCAACGTCTTGCTGTTGTTGGAAATAATCCATATCAGCTTGGGCATTAGCAAAAGCAACATTGCTTTTTGCTTGCTGGTACGAGGACATTTGGCCACCAATGTTAAGCCCTGCCCCAAGAACGGACTGTGTAATACCAACGCCGGCTACGCTACACATGGTTCACCTTGCAGAACTCCAGGAATAAACGACCTTCTACTCCCCAGTCTGGCCGTTTTGCAATAAAGGTAAACCCCATCCATTCAACCCAGCGGCGGTGCACAGCATTACGAGCATCCATGTAATTCCACAGCACGTCGTACTCACGGTGCATAGCGTTTACCCAAGACCTACAGCCTCTTAGAAACCGCATACGGTTAACAGTATTCTCCACCAACGCATCAGTGCCTAACAGCCATATCTGGCCAACCCGGCTATTGAGTTCATCTGGCACAACACCACCCATTGCTAATGGCTCTGCTGTATTTGACACCATTGTGATACAGGGCTTGCCTTTTATGTAGCTATGCAGCAAGCCAACCCGTGGTTCTAGCCCGCTATTGGCCTTTACCTCAGCAACATCAGCCGCCCTCATCCGGTCTGCTATCCAAGCGATATCAGCTACAACTGTTGACCTGAGTGGCGGGATCATAATCGTTGAGATCTGGTGTGATAAAAGCCTTCCCATTCGGCGGACTGGAAACGGCAAGGCAATGGGCTGCTGCTTGCCAGCTGGATTACGGCACTTATATTTTCGGTCATCACCGGTACTCTAAACCTACCGGTAGCAACCCCAGGCGAACCAAGCAAAGAGTTATCGCCAGGCACTATTGCGTTGTAAGGGTAAGTGTTAGTGTCCCGTCCCTTTGGCGTAATCTTTATCTCAAAGGCTGAGGTGGTATCAAATATCATGGTCCATGTACGCAGCTGCAACTTAGGCCCTGCTGCAATTGCAATGCCTCCGCCAGGTGGTTGCTCTTTTATGTATTGAGTACTGAACTCGTACAGGAGATCGTACAACTCACCTACAAAAAACTTAGCTGCAGTCAAGTCGCCTCTTACGACCAGGGTGCCATTACCGCCTGTACCGCCTGACAATGTCTGGCTGATAGGAATTAACACTTGGCCATGCTGGACTGTATTGCCTGCAAAGAAGCGCCCTACAACCGCCATCGAGCTGGTGTTGTTAATTGGGTACGGCAAAGTAATAGTTGATTGAACGTCAAGGCCAGCCGGGTTTGTTAACGCTACGGTGCAACTAGCTTCTGTTGTCTTACGATCTAACAAGATCTCAATATTAGTGCCAGCATCAACTGTCTCTGGGCGCAGCGAGACACGCTCTAGGTAAACGCCGTCGGCATATTGGACAGTCAAGAACAGATCGCTGTCAAGAATGTCAGCGCCAATTATTTCTTTAACGCCTTCCATCTCCCAATACGACCATGCTGACTGCAACTTAGAGTCGTCTTGGAAGAAGAACTTATACAAATACACTCGCCTTGGTTGGGTCTTACTAAGCAGCACTAAACCTTCTTCCGATACAGTCGCGGTCATAGAGCATATATTGTTCGGGATATAACGGGGGATAGCAGACGTAACTTCTTCCGATACAGGCGCAGGGCCGCTGCTGTCTGGCAGGAAGAACTCCCTCACGCCAGTGCTATCACCTTTGGGTACAGCAAAGAAAATAGTACGGCCTAAAGCTATAGGGTCAACTGAATCAAGCATCTCAAAAGTAGTAAGAGATGAAATGCTGGCTGTTCTAGGTGTCAGAGCTGCAGCAACGTTGCCAGTATCCAGCCGGAATTGGCTGTGACGGCTAAATAACAACAACGAGTTAGCAAAAGCCAGGCTGCTAACAAGGAAGTTAATCTCTTGGCCGCCTGTTGCAATATCAATAGGGTCGCTGTCAATAACAGTTTGCACTGTTTCCGGCCAGAAGCGGTCGTAAGAATCAGTAGCCGACAGAATTACGTTTTCGTCAGCCAGAAACGCCAAGCGATTCCTAAATAACTGTATGTTCTGAATCTTGCTGCCAACAAAACTTGGGTCAGGGGCCGTGTCTTCGTCACCAGCCACCCGGCCTGACCAGGGAAAAACTTCAAAGGTAAACGTATCGTTAGCATTGCGTATAAGCACATGCGGCATTGTCGTTGCATCAAACAAATACGGAATGTTTGGTGCTACTGTCTCACGCCAAATGCCATGGCCAAACCCGCTGCCTGTATTGGTTTCAAACTTTACGTAATAATTATCTAGGCCAGTGGATTGGCTGCCTAAGATCTCTACAGTAAATCCATGTTCAGCAACAATAGGTAAGTCTGTTAATGTATCAACCGTTCCTTTAATTGCTACTGTCATTTGCCCGCTACGGGTATCTTTAGAGCTAAGAGTGTACGCTCCGCCGTCTACCTTGGTGATGCGAACAATGTAGTCAGTGCTTGTTACTGTGAAATTACCTGCGCCTAAAGCTGCTTGCAATGAAGCCGCAAGGTTGGTCGCAATCGTTACATTGCTTGGTGCATTGCCACCTGAGTTTTGGGTTGTGTCTGTAACTGTAGTGGAATTAACAGTAATAGAATATGTCGTTGCATAATCAGCCGTTTTGATAAACACCATACTCTTGGTGCCCCAGTTAGTTGACAGCGTTCCTGCCATAACCGCAGTCTTTTCACGATTAACTATAAACGTATAGTCAGCAATTGACGCTACCCTAAAAGCTGAACTTGGTTCCCCAGCAACAGTAAGGTAATTAAAGTTAGTGGTAGCGGTAACAGTCTTAACAGAGCCATCTAACCCAAATACTTTTAACGCACCGTTTTGAATAAATACTAAGTACTTAATCGTGCCGTCACGATCAACAATATGGGTAAAGGGTCTAGCTGCACCGGCACTACCGCTAATGATTTTGGCAAGGTTGTAGCAAGGTGGTCGTTTCTTTAGCCCTTCGACTGGGCTTGGCATACAGTTAATAACTTCTTCTGCTTGAGAAGCAAGGCGCAAAGCCGCTGGTTGCTGGCTTACCCCATTAATCAAATTAGGAATTGAGCTACTAATTAGTGGCATGATTACTGACGGCGAAGGGCAGCTGCAGGCATATACGTCATTATGACTCCACTGTGGTTGGGATTACCACTAAGCATACTGTGGTCATTTACAACAGTTTCTTCGTCCATAAACAAAGCTTTTGCTTCCGCTTCGGCGGTCAGGTTTATCCTGGTCAGATCAGCACTGCCAAGGATTGCTTCTTGCAATTGGCGGCCAGACTTAGCAGTGATGTATTGCCTTGCGTACTCCGGTAGTTCTTCCCATTCCAGCATGAATGTAATGTCAGCGTATAGATCTTCAGTGAACACATAAGTATTGTTATGCCTGTCGTACAAGCTTGCCCCACGTTGAGCAACGTCAACGCTTGGGTAACGCAACCTATCAATTACAACTCGGCTGACGTTAGGCCCCAAAGCAATTTGATTTGTTGTTGTATTGCGTTGTAGTAATTTCTCCCTGTCAGTATTAAACGACCATCCTTCTGACTGCAACCTGCGGCTTACATCATTCAATGTGTCTTGAGCCTGCAGCGCTAAACCGAATTGACCGTTAAGACTATTGACTGGGGCTTCCCCCATCATTTGCAGTACCCGGTTGACAGCTTCTAAAAAGCTAGACCTAGCTAATGCCATGGCGTACCTCTAAAAAAAATGGGAGCTGTAATGCTCCCATTGTGCCGTAAGTTTGGTTGATTAGGTGTCAGCTTACGTCTGTGTGAATTTCAATAGCGCAATCAGGACGCAAGATCCCGGTGCCTAATGCCATGGAAGCAACCATGAACGTACCTTGCCATAAGGCATGAACGTCACCACCAGTGGTTTCCATCTTGAGATCCATCAACTTAACGGTGCCTGCGCACATAGGGTTCCAT